TACTACAAATGGACTTGTATTGCATAATAAAGCTAAACTCTTTATAACCTTGTTTTTCTCACTTCCCTTTCCTTCTTGTATTTTTACATACTTTTGATAAGTGTCAATTGTTATATCAGACCAATTATCAGGTATTGTTAATTTAACCTCTTTCATTACTAATAAATATAAAAATTCATAATTCGTTTTTTCTACAGTATATAGTATTTACCACTATGATTAATACTAAGTTTATTTAAACACAAATAACGTGTTGCATCAATTAAATGGTCATTAACTTTTACAGGTGTATTAAGAACATCACCATTTTTGTCTGTCGCCCATTTATAACCCCTAAATTCTTTGATTGCATTTAGACTGTCTTTAGTAATATGCAACTTGTATCTTCTCATTATATCAATTCCTAAGTGTATTCCTGCTCCCTTCTTAGCAGGTTTTATGTTAAACCCTTGACGATATATTTCTTCTATTGATTTAGGTTCTGCTGAATCACCTACAATCTCTGTTTGCCTGTCTACTCCTAGTTCTTTCATCTTATTAGCTAAGTCAGTATTAGTCAAACGCTTTTCATATAATAATTCTCTAATGTATAAGCTGTCATCTAATTGTCTAATTTCTACTAATGCTGTTGGTGAATTGGTAAAGCCAAAGTCCAAACCATAACCAATTAAACGCCCTTGTACATCATCTACTAAATTAAAGTTTCTGAATATCATTGTCTGTACTGTTCCTATCTCACCTAGTCCATATACACGCCAATAGTCAGGGTCAATATCTTTTAATCTTTCAATCTCCGCAATAGTATCTTCATCTAAGAATGGATTGGCTCTATATGTAGATTGTAAGAATGTGCAATCATCTCTAGTATGCACCTTTTCATATATCCAAGAATAAGGATCAGACGGATTGTAGTCTAAGTATATCTTTTCTGTCGTTCTTAGTATTAGTTGTTGCCAATCTTCATAATGAAATTCGTTTGCTTCATTACACCACAGATAATGTCTTTTACGTCCACGTATTTTTACAGGTTGGTCGACACTTATAAACTCTATTAAGTTGCCATTGAGGGTATATGATAATTCTGATTTGTTGTGGTTTTCTTCTGAGTATAGTTCTAGTTCTTTTAAGATATTTAAAACGTCACGGTATGCTGTACCTTTAAGAGCAGGGAGTGTCTTTCTGCATATAGTAAATACTTTGCCTGTTTCTTCTAAGCATTTAACAATAAATAATTGACAAAGCGAATAGGTCTTACTAGAACGGGTGCCCCCCTGTAGACACGTAATTCTAGTTGTAGACCCATAAGCCTTGTGAAATACATTTGTTGTCTTAATCTTTGCCTGTGTCAATAACTTCAATTTTAAGTTCTGTTAGTGCTTTGCCACCACTAGTAATATCTAACTTTTCTGCATATCCTCTATCTCTAGCTTTTGACTTCAAGTAAAATATAATACTTGTTTCTTTTCCACTAGATATGTTTTTAATTAATTGTCCTTCTACATAATCAATCTGAGCTTCCTTAATATCTTCAACAGCTTGAGCAAATTCTTCATCTTCTCGCATATACCTATAGTATGTACTTCTACTAATATTACCTGCCTTTTTACAAGCGTGATATATAAGTCCTTGCGTTTCTTGTAACGCTTTTAATAATTTCTCTTTTTTATTCTGTGCCATTTGTATTATTTAATCTATTATTTTTTAAACTACATATACTTTGTGTTGTATAGTTTTTCTCTTTAGGTTTTTCACCTTTTGTGTATTCGTGCCATCTTTTATAGTATTTCATAATTTAACTGCTTTTTGTCCTGTAAACTGTTCCCATCTTTCTATAATTACATCACAATACTTTGTGTCTAATTCCATACCATAACAAGTCCTGTTAGTTTTTTCACAACCTATTAATGTAGAACCACTACCAAGAAACAAATCTAATACTGTTTTTGGGTCACTATTTTTTATTGCTCTTAATATCAGGTCTATAGGTTTTTGTGTAGGATGTAAATAATTAGTGTCTCTTTTTACCTCCCAAACATCACTATCACTACCATTAAAATTTCCATAATAAAAGCATAATTCATATTGACCTCTATAACCTTTCCCTAAACCAAAATTATTTTTTTTCCATACTATAGTGTCTTTTGGTTGCTTTTCTATATGTTTAAATAAATTAATATAATTACCCCAAATATAAACTTCTTTAACTTTATCGTAAATTGGTAAATTGTAAAACGATTTTATTAATTCATAACTTCCATCATCATTTTTTAAATCCATATTTTTCCTACCACCATAACCACCTAAACCATAAGGAGGGTCTGTAAATACCATATCTGCTTTTTCACCATTCATTAACTTTTCAACATCACTTTCTTTTGTGCTATCTCCGCACATTATTCTGTGATTTCCTAGTTGCCAAACATCACCAAGTTTTACTCTGCTTTCTTTTACTTCAGGTATATGGTCATCTTCTGTATTTCCTTCTGTAATTTTATCAATGTTAATATCTAAGTCAATATGCTTAAAACCCCAATCTACTAATTGGTCAATGTCAAATTCATTCGCCAGAATATCCATATCAAACTCACCTGTATTTTTGTTAAGACGTATATTTAATTCTCGTTCTTGTTCTTTGTTAAGGTCTAGTATTATACATCCTATCTCTTTATAGCCTAATTGCTTACATATTTTGTATCGTTGATGTCCACCAACTATTGTATAAGAGTTTTTGTTTACTATAAGGGGGTCAACCATTCCAAACTTTGTAATTGATTCTTTAAGGTCGTTAAATTGCTTTGTACTTATCTGTCTTGGATTGTACGTTGCTGGTTCTAGTTCTTCAATTTTTACCTTTTCTAATTCCATTTAATCTTTTATTTAATTGTATTAATCCATGTATTTGTAAACATACTAGCTCCAAGTGTTTTATTCTGACATACATATTGAAACTACTTTCGTTGCATTTAATATGACAGTCACGACACAAAGCCACCAAGTTCTCTACGTAGTTGTTAGTAATTTTATTGCCTGTTCTACGTTCAAGGTGATGTATGTCAACAGCTCTAGCTCCACAGTCCATCTCACACTCAATGTAAGAGCTTTCATCATAACCAAAAAAGTCAAAATATACCTTAGTATGTTTCTGCATAATCAGAATCTATAAGTCTGTCTTTAACTCCAAAGTCTATAAATTTGCTATTACAAAAATAACATTTACCTTTCTGCACAAGTGTAAGTCTAGTGCAGCTACAACAAAATCTAAATACTTGACTCATTTTTACAACTATTTACATATACCTTAGCTAATTGTGCTAGTGTCTGTTGTACACAACTTCCACAACCACTTACTTTTTTATTAGCGTTAAATACTTTATTATATAACTTGACCATAATAGCTTGATCGTTTCCGCTTATTGTTCCCTGTGTTCTTGACAATACTTCCTCGTATATTGATAACTCATCTTCTGTAAACTGTCTAACCTTAGCGTATGGGAACATCTTATTTAGAGCCTCTTTACGCTCACTACATTTGCAGTCAATTCCTGTAACTTCACTTATTTTGTCTACAACTTTTTTTATGCCTGTAGCCTTTGTTATGCGTTCTATAGAATCACCTAGTCCTTTTGAATTATTATCTTTCATTTATTAAATATGTTTTTACGTTTCTAATTGCTTTGTATAGTGTGTTCTTATTAATCTTAGTTGCTTTTGCCATTTCTGATAAACTGAAATTTTCTTTTCCAAGATAATACAATTTGAATACCTCGGAATCAAACCAATATAAGTCTTTTAGCTTTTCTTCTATCCAATCTAACTTAACTTCTATTTCCTCTTTTTGTTTTTTTGTGCTTTTAGATTTATCCTCACTTATACATTCTATCGTTTGTGTTGTATGATATTCGTAAAACTTTTTATACTTATAATAGTATCGGCTAGTGTTAGAATGAAATTGATTCATCATAACTCTAACAGCATAAAATGTCATCTGATTCTTTTCTATTATTTCTCTTAATCGTATTTGGTCGCATTTATATAATTCTTCAATAACAAAATGTAAAAGTTCTTCATACTCTTTACTACCTGCTATATTTAAAGCTATATCTTTTAATTTAAAATAATTTTCATTAAGGTATTCGTCTAACATATTTTTATAACTGAAGGTACTTTATATTTCTTCATTAAGTTGTATTCCACATAAGATAGTTTGCTTGTATGTATCTCTATAATATTACCAAATCTACTGTGCAATTTCTTATAAATATAATTTAATATACTTTCGTTTTTCTTCAAATCTCTTAAAATAAAATTCATTTCCGCACCACTATCGAATAAAATTGTAAACAAGTAATTGTTAGTATCTGTATGATCCCAATGCAATCTGTCGTATCTTGTATTAAAAAATGTTGGTCTTACTTTCATTTAAAATTTAAGTATTTTTCTATTATTTCTATTGTTTGGTCTAATCCATTACTAGACATCGCCAAGTAACCTCTTTCAGTTAATTTGTTTAACCAAGTTAATTGTTCTACTGTAGGTTTATTATATCCTACCTTTAATTCTATTGCTAATCCGTGATAACTGCCTCTAGGCTCATAAATAAATAAATCGGGAAATCCTTTTTTATAACCAGACTTTTTAGCTTTTATTCTTTGTGACATATGCACCTGATACTGTCCTCCCATTGATCCACAGTATAAAACATTCTGTAAGTCTAAGTATTTGCACACAGCTTTTTGTAATTGATATTCTTTCATCTGTAAAATTTATAAATTATATAAGACAATATTGGTGTTGTCATTAGAATTGTAAATATGTTAATATGTGGCTCACCACATATGCCTAATAAATGTTTTAATACTTCTATCATACTTTGTGCTTTTTACGCCAGACTGTACCTGCTGTTGGTGAATAGACTGTTTCATAACCTAAGTCTTTTAAGTGCTTTACATAATCTTGCTGACCTTTATTGTCAAGTTTCTTATATGTATATTCATCATAGTATTCAGGAAATTTAGACTTTTGGCTTTTACTAAATCCATTAGATGCCCATCTTTTTAATCTTAGGTTTATATCAAATGTCTTTTGCATCTCAGCTCTAAACTTAGAACCACTCTTATTATTTTCTGTCCAATACAAGAAGAAATCATTTTTATCTTCATCACTTATATCTTTAATAGCGTGTATAGCGTTTTTAAACGCTTCTATTCTTTCTTCTATACTTTTACTTTTACTTATACTCTTATTTACTTTACTAGTATTACTATCGTTATACGTTCGTATATTTTTCTCTTTATTCCATCTTTTATTAATGCTTTCTTTAGCTTTTATAGACTTGTTATTTATTTGCTCTATTTGATTATTTAAACGCTTAGAATAAAAACAATTATCTTCTATAACAAATAGATCAAAATCTTCTATTACTGCTCTTAGTTTTTCTGTTTCACATTGTAAACCAAAAGCTAGTATGTCGTATTGACTTTTACAAATCTTGTTTTCTTCTGTAAATAACATTTCTAGTAATGCCCAGAATATGCCATATCCTTCATAACCAAGTGTAGCTCTTAGTTTTATTATGCGATAGTCATTCCTAGCTGTACTATCGTGATTGAAATAAGTTTTTCTCATAGTTAAATATATAAAAAACCCCCCTTAATTAAAAGGGGGATATTATTAAAATGGTGCATTATCATTTGCAATTGACTCCATAGTTTCCTCTTGTCTTATTCTACAATTCTTAATCATTAGAGTATTGTAAAACTTGCCTTTATATTCTCTACACTTAATGTAAAAGTCAATATCTACATATTGATTTACAGCTAATTTTTGTGAGTGTTCTATTATATCAGCTTTAGTTTTACCAAATAATTCAAATTGCATAGTGTGAGTAAATCCTGAATCAGATTCTTCTATAGTAACTAGCTTTTTGACAAAATCTCCATTATCTGTGTTAATATTTTGATTCTCTATATTAGTTATTTTTCCGTTAATTTTATACATATTTTTTTATTTATTAATTATTATTTCTTTTAAATGATTCGCTTTCATCTTCACCAAAAACACCAAGTTCGTAAAAACCTGCTAATTTAAGGACTGCTCTTGACATTGCTCTCTTTTCTGCCATCTCCATTACATACCAACTATTAGTATTACCATCTTTAAATGTATTACCTTTTAAGGCACTACCAAATGTTTCTAGTTCTTTATTGCCCATTGTTGCCTTAGCTTTTACTACTGCAAAATGTGGCTCACATCTAATAACTTCAAAGAAAACACTTATATTCATATTTGCCTCAATTTTATTAATTCCACCTCTAGTGATAATTTTGTAGTGCTGATGAGAAAATACATCTTCTTCTGTTAAATTATTCTCTACAAATAATCTATTTAAAATATCTTTTTTATTCATCTGTATTAGTATTAGTTAAAAATTCACTTAAATTTAGATTAAGTATTGCACATAATCTTTCGGCTTCACTTATCTTTAGTGTGCCTGGATCTTTTAGTTTATTGAGCATTGTTGGATAACTCATTTCCATATACTCGGACAACTCTAATTTAGTTATATCGTTTTCATACATAGCATAACCTATAATCCTTTTTAGTTTCTCATTCATAGTTTTATATTTAAAATCATACAGCAATAATAACAAATTTATTTCACATACAATAAAATTAATTTAATAGTTATTAACATTCGTATTGTTAATAAATATAAACATTGCTTGTGTTTGTGTTAAATTTATTTTACATATATTTGTACTTATAATTATTAAAATACTTTATAATGAAAGAGAAAATGTTAGACCACTTATACGAATTATTTGTCTTAGCTGACAATATAAAAGATTCTAATGAACGTATTGAACTTATTACCAAGCTAGGTGATGTTGAATATATTGTTAAACAACTAAACAAATAGATATGAAAGCAAAGATATTTTTTACAATAGCTACAAGCTATTTTATAGGCAGGTTTTTAATCACACTAATATTTAATATATGAAAAACTACTTAATACAAGGCAAAGGTTATTGGAATGTGCAAACTAATGATCCATTTATATCAGGAGTTCAAACAACTGACATAGATTCAAGCTATAACCATATCAAATTTAAAGGCACAGAAAAACAATTAGACAGCTTTCTTAGTCAATTAATAGAACAAGGTGAAGCTGCATTTAAAGTAATAGGAATTCACGAAATAGATTAATTATGAAACAAGGAACACAAAAACACACATTATATAATTACCTAAAAGAAGGTAAAACAATATCAACATTTAATGCAATGTATGATTTAGGAATTGCTGACCTGCAAGGAGTAATCAGACAGCTTAAAGATATAGGAGTAAACATACAATCTAAATACATTACTGTTAATACTAGATATGGCAATACAGCAAATGTAAAGTCGTATTGGATAGAATAAGCACCTGCATTGAACACATTTTACAGGGCAACTGGAGATTAAACCCTGTGTACAGGTGCTATCCTATTTTAAGTTCTTTAGAATAATATTAAAGTGTCTGCGAAGTTTTTTAGTATTAAAGACTTTGTTACTGTCTTTATCATACGTGTACTCTGCATCTAGTTTAATATCTCTAACGTATATGTGTTTATTATCACTCATATTATGTAAATATAATTAATTAATTCGACCATTCCAACGCCCACCACGTTGTAACACCATAGGCAAAAGTTTTGGTTGTCCATTAATTATAATCCCACAACCTAAAATTACTCTTGCACTATTGACCTTATTGTAAGCATAAGCTCTCGAATTGTCATCTATTAAGCAACCTACCATCATAGACCAATTTAAATTCATTGGATTAGATGTGTAACCTATCTCAAAATTCGTATGATAATGACCTTGTAAAACGCACATTCCCATCTCTTTAGCAAGTGCCA